GTGCTCTTCGGCGTGCCGGGGCTGGGCGAGACGGTGCCGTCGTTCTTCCTGCAGTTCGATGCGATCACGGGCGACTACCTGGGCACGTGGACCGGCTTCACGGCCACGGCGGTGGGGATCTGGGCCGACCTCAACGGCAAGCCGCGCATGGTGCACGGCAGCACCGACGGCATTCCCTACATCCACGGGCTGCCGAGCGGCGACGTGCGCGACGATGGCTTTGCCGCCGGCGCGGTGGCGATCGATCACTGGCTCGAGACGGGCCCGATCGGCTACGACACCAAGCTCGAGAAGTCATTCGATCGCGTCGACGTCAGCGTGCGCGCGCTGACCACCCTCTCGGGGGTGTTCGTCTCGCACCGCACCAGCGGCAGCGTGTACGCCTCGCAGGAGCTCACGTTCGCCGGCGGCCAGTCGGTCTGGGGGGCACTGATCTGGGGGGTCGGGGTCTGGTCCACCACGTCGGCCGAGCAGCACGGCGATCTCGGCACGGCCGCGTGGGGCCGCTATACGTCGGTGCGCCTGCAGCACCAGGTGCTCGGCGAGTCGTTCGGGGCCATGCGCCTCACCGTCGAGGCCAGCGTCCTGGGGCCCACGCCCGGCACGCCCTGAGTGTCGATCGAGGAATGGAAGTGGCAGGGCGTCCCGCAGGCGACGCCGTTCGGACCGCAAGCCTGGCGGCTGCTCAACCAGCGATTCGCGCAGCTCGAGCGGGCGCTCGGTGGGATCCGCGGGATGACGGTCGAGCAGCTCACGGCGCCGGCGGGGGAGACTGAGCCGCTGGTCGCGAGGATCCGGGCGCTCGACCTGCGCAACACCAGCAGCACGGCGGTGGTGCGATTCCGGGGCGGCGAGCCTGGGCAGCTGCTGGTGGTGCGGGCGCTCGATGGGGTCACCACGGTGACCCACTCGCCCATCCTTAGATTGACTGCGGATACCGATTGGGTGACGGTCGAAGGGGAAACCCGCCTGTTCTACACCCCTGACGGGCTGGTGTGGTACGAAGTGAGTCGGGATATCAGCGCGGCCGACCTGGGCTGGATCCTCACGAACGCGGGCATCCCGCTCACGACCAACGACGGCGACTATCTCGCCACGGGAGACTGATCGATGGCTCTGATTCCTGCAGCGACCTACACGTTCACGGATGGCACCACCGCGCTGGCGGCGGAGGTCAATGCCAATTTCGCGAACCTGCGCAGCGCGATCAATTCGTCGGTGCTCTTCCTCGACGTGGCCGGCACCGTCTCGGTGACCCATACGTTCACGGCGGCGCAGACCTTCACGGGTGGGATCAACCTCACCGGCGGCGCCAGCAACCTGGTGGTCGGGGGCACGGCCAGCGTGGCCGGCGTGCTCACCGCCACGGGGGGCGTCGTCGGCGCCCTGACCGGGAACGCCTCGACCGCCACGGCGCTGGCGACGGCGCGCGCCTTCTCGATCTCGGGCGACATCACGGCGGCCGGCGTCGACTTCGACGGGACCGGTGCGGTCACCCTGAGCGCGGCGATCACGGCCGGCGCGATCGTGAACGCCGACGTCAACGCCTCGGCGGCGATCGCCTATTCCAAGCTGGCACTCACCGGGTCGATCGTGAACGCCGACATCGGCGCGTCGGCGGCGATCGCCTATTCCAAGCTGGTGCTCACCGGGTCGATCGTGAACGCCGACATCGGCGCGTCGGCCGCGATCGCCTCGAGCAAGCTCGCCACCGTCGCGATCGCGCAGGGTGGCACCGGCCTGACCAGCACGCCGAGCAACGGGCAGCTCCTGATCGGTAACGGGACCGGCTTCACCCTGGCCACGTTGACGGCCGGCACGAACGTGACCATCACGAACGGCGGCGGGACGATCACGATCGCCGCCAGTGGGAGCGGCGGGGGCGAGCCCTCCAACGGCGACAAGGGCGACATCACCGTGTCGGGGTCGGGCCTCACGTGGACGATCGACGCCGGGGTCATCACCGACGCGAAGGTGAGCGCCTCGGCGGCGATCAGCTACAGCAAGCTGGCCCTGACGGACACCATCAATAACGCCGACATCAACAGCGCGGCGGCGATCAGCTACAGCAAGCTGGCCCTGACCAACGCGATCGCGAACGCCGACATCGCGGCGGCGGCCGGGATCGTGGATTCCAAGCTCGCGACCATCAGCACGGCCGGGAAGGTGAGCAACTCGGCGACGACGGCCACCAGCGCCAACACCGCGAGCGCGATCGTCGCGCGCGACAGCTCCGGCGATTTCTCGGCCGGCACGCTGTCAGTCAATCAGGTGAACATCGGCGGCGTGCAGGTGCTGAGCGGTCGGCGCACGGGCTACTCGCCCACCTGGACCGGCCTCACTGCGACCCGTAACGGATTGCTGACCAGCTCGGTGCTTGGCGATCCGGCGACCTCGCTGGGCGAGGCGGCGAAATGGGAGAATCTGATTTTGCTGGGTGAGTTCGTCAAAGCGATGTACGACGATCTCGTGACGATCGGGCTGCTCGGCGCATGACGCCGCGCCGCCGCGCTCGAGGCCCGCGGTTCGCCAAGCTGGTGGCTGGCGACGCGGCCCCGCGCCGGGTGGCGTGCGATCCCGCGCTCTGGAAGCGCGTCCGGGCCGAGGTCAATTTGCAGCATCCGCATGAGCCGCTGGTGCGCCGAGTGGCGCGATCGGTGCAGGCGTACGAGCAGCAGGGTGGCACCTGGGAGGAGTGAGACCATGGGCAAGCGCATCACGATCTCGATCGACGACGAGGACAGCGAGCTGCAGCCCAAGCTCGTATCGGCGGCGCACCTGATGAACGACGACGAGGAGGACGACGAGAGCGGCGAGCCGGCCGGCCTCGCGGACTCCGACGAGGAGAGCGAGGACGGCGAGCGGCCGGCCCCTCGCAAAGGCGCCACGGTCGCGGGGGGGAAGAAGGGCCCGATCCCCCCGCAGTTCGTCAAGGCCATGCGGGCCCGCAAAACCAAGGAGAAAGGCAAGTGACCAAGCGCACCGTCCGACGTGCTCCCGCCGCGAAGCCGGCCGCACCGTCGAAGGTTCCGCCGGCGACGCCGGCCCCAGCAGCCCCGGCCACCACGGTGCAGCACGCCGTGCAGCTCACCCGCCGGCAGTGGGAGCTCGTCCAGATCGCCGACGCCGCGGTCGTGAAGGCGAGCGAGCAGCGGTCAGTCATGTTCAACACGATTCTGGCCGGCGCTGGGATCGCGGAAGCGGAAGTCCAGCACGTCGGGCAGGACAAGCACGGCAATGCGTTCCTGGTGGTGCGCGTGCCGATCACGGCTCCCGATCCGGGGAAGCCGCCAGCCAAGGCGCCGCGGAAGCGCGGCAAGTAACACGAGGGGGGGACCGTGGGGATTTTCGGCTCAATCGGCAAAGCGCTGGGCGGGGTGGCGAAGGGCATCGGGTCGGTGGCGAAGGTGGCCGCGCCGGTGCTCGGCAAGATCCCCGGCGTCGGGTCCCTCGCGGGGGCCGGGCTCGGCGCCGCCGGCGGCCTGCTGTCAGGTGGCGGCCTCAAGGGCGCCCTGGCGGGCGCCGCCTCGGCGGCCGCTGGTCCCCTCCTCGGCAAGATCGGCGGGCTCGCTGGGGCGGCCGGCGGCGCGGGTGGTGCCGGCGGCATCCTCGGCACCGGGCTGAGCGGCGGCGACCTGATCAAGGCATCGGCGCCGGCGCCACCTACCTGGCCGACCGTGGCGATACGAAGTTCAATCAGGGCATGGATACGAAGCGGTTCGGGCTCGACGAGACGCTCGGGCTCGGGACGCTCGACATCAATCGGGGCCGCGCAGCGCTCGACGCTGAGCTCGGTCGGGGGAACCTGGCTCTCGACCAGGAGCTCGGCCGCGGGAACCTCGATGTCAGCCGGGGCAATCTGGCGCTCAGTGGGCGCAAGGTCGACCTCGACCAGGAGCTCGGCCGCGGCGATCAGGCCCTCGCCTACTCGGCCGACGCCGAGAAAAAGCGGCAGTTTGACACTGACGTCGGGATCAAGAGCGAGGCGCGCGACTACGATCGCGCCAAGGCGCAGCGACTGGCCCAGGTGCGCAGCAAGTTCGTGAACGGGCTGGCGGCCGGGCAGACTCTCAAGTCGCAGGGGGTGGCATCGTGACCGTCCCCTTTGGCGCGATCCCGCAGCCCAAGCCGGCGACCCCGAAGCCCCCGGCCACGGCGACCCCGAAGCCGATCCCGCCGGCGCCCGCCCCGGCCCCCTCGCCGGTGGCTCCTGCCGCGCCGGCACCCGCCCCCTCGCCGGTGGCTCCTGCCGCGCCGGCACCCGCCCCCGCGCCGGCTCCTGCTGCCCCGGCCGCGGCCCCGGCTGCTCCCTTGGGGGCCATCCCCCAGTGGCAGGGTGCCCCCGCGCCGACGCCACCGCCGGCACCGGGCCCCAGCACCACGCCGGGCGCCGGGGCGCCCACGGCCCCCTATGCCGCCAATGCGCAGTACCAGGCGGCCACCGCCCTGCAGTCGGCCGGGCAGGCGCCCGATCGCGTGCAGCTGGCGCAGCAGGCCCTCGCGCAGCTGACCGCGGACACGGCGCCGCAGTTCGCGGCGGATCAGCGGGCGATCGGCCAGAACGCGGCGAAGTTCGGCCGCATCGGCAGCGGCATGACCACCACCGAGCTCGTGGATTCCGGGCTCGCGCGGCAGCGCACGCTCGACAGCGAGGCCGCCCGGCTCGCCACCGCGGCCGCCGGCCAGACCCTCGACGATCGGCTCGCGCTCACCCGCGAGGCGCTCAACCAATACAGCACGTTCCAGGGCGCCGATGCGAACCAGCGGCAGCTCGAGCTGCAGAAGGAGCTCGGCCTCGGGAACCTCGACATCTCGCGCGGGAATCTCGACCTCGGCCGCAGCGAGCTGGGCGAACGGCAGCGCTCGGCCCTGGTCAACGAGGACCTCGCGCGGGTCGGCGCCGATCGCGATTTCTTCCTCGACGATCGGACGGCCGAGGCCATGGCGGCGCTCGGCGGCGCCGACTTCTCGACCGGTGGCATCTCGCCGGGATTCACCCCAGCCGCGGCCGGGACCGCGCCCGGTGGCTATCAGCTCGGGCCCAACGGCCTGGTGCCGATCACCGCCGGCGCGCCCATGGTGCAGCCGCTCGCGCCGATCACCCCGCGGCTCCTGCCGCCGTCCGAGGACACCCGGCAGCTCGATACCCTGGCGCTGTTGAAGGGGGCAGCATGAGCCTGCTCGACGTTATCGGGGCGCTGGGGGTCGGGGGCTCGGCCGCGGGCGACGCCCGCACCGATCGCCTCGAGCGCGAAGCCCGGCAGCGCCAGGAGGAGGAGACCCGGAAGGAACGGGAGCGCCTGCGTCAGCTGGGCATCAGCCGGCAGCGGACGTATTTCGAGCGCCTGAACCCGCAGGGTGACCCGATCGAGACCCCCGAGGAGCCGATCGGCTCACTCCGGGGAATCGGTCCCGACCCCGACAGCGCCGAGGTTGGGATCGCCCCACCGGCGGCGCCGGCGCGCCCGTCGGAGCGGCTCGCGGCCTTCGATCCCAGCACCGACTATGAGACGGCGTTCGAGGTGCAGCGCCAAACCAAGGCCGACACCGATCGCGCCGAGGAGACCGCAGCGAACCGTCGGATTCGGGAAGCCGCGGCCGCCGAGCAGGAGCGCCTGCGGACCCAGCGCCAGGCCACGAACCGGACCGCCTACGAGGCGGCCCGCCGTGCTGGGGCGCCCGAGGCCGGGGAGAGCTACGACCCCGATATCGACTATGGCGCGGTGTTCACCCGGGCCAACCAGGAGGCAGGGGCCCGCCGAGCCGATGCCTCGAGCAGCCGCGCCGCGGCCGCCGCTGAGCGATCGGCAGCGGCCGCCGAGCGCGCCGCTGCGACCAACGCCGCCAGCCAGGCCGCGGCCACGCGCCGCAGTCGGGAAGCCGAGGCGGCCACCAGGGCGCGCGGGGTCATCCTGCAGCAGTCGATCACTCGCTACCCGCCGGCCGACCAGCAGGCACTGCGCGCCGCGCACGCGGCCGTGCTGCAGGCGCAGGATGATCTCGACCCGGCCGTCGTCTGGGGCATCGTGGCGCAGCAGTACGAGACCGGACTCCTGCCGGGGCAGAAGGTGCGGATCGCCCCCGGCGGGTCGCCCACGGCGCCGGCCGGCGCGACCGAGGTCACCGATCCGGAGCTCGCGGCCGAGATCCGGGCCATGCGGGGCGGCCGGGGCGGGCAGTAGATGACGGCGCCGCTCGAGCCGCTCTATGCCACCGAGGAGGAGATCGCTAAGGCCAGGGAACGGCTCAAGGCCAAGGGCGTGCTGCCGACGATCGGCCGCAACCTCAAGGCCCTGGGGGCCGGGCTGGTGCAGGGCACGACCCGCGCCGCGGCGAACCTGCTCGACCTGGGCGGCTCGGCGCCGCTCCCCAGCGGGGGCAAAGGCGGCATGGGCCGGCCGCGGGCTGTCGGCGAGACGTCGGCCGGCGCGGATCTGGCCGCCACGTCGCGCGAGGTCTCCGGCAAGGCCGGCAAGGTCATCACCGATACCAAAGAGCGGGCGCGCGACATGGGCGCCCTGCGCACGTTCGGCCTGCCGTTCACCGATGCCGAGCTGACCGACGTCGGCGTGTCCGGCGTGGCCGGCAACTTCGGCGGGGCGGCGATCCCCTACATGCTGGCCGGGGCCGTCACGCCCGAGGTCGCGGTTCCGACGGCGCTGGCGCGGTTCGGCCGGCTGGGCACGGTCGTGACCAGGGCGGGCGCCCAGTCGGCCGTAGCGGCCCCGCTGAGCGCGGCGCAGGCGCGGACCCGGGAAGAGTCCACCCTCGGCGCCGTCGCCGATCTGAGTGGCAACGAGACCCTACAGCGTGCGTCCAAGAGCCCCGCGCTCCGGCTGGCCACCGAGCTCGGCGTCGACCTGCTGGGCAACGCCGCCGGCGAAGCGGTCGGTGCGGCACGGGCTGCCCGGAAGGCCCGGCCCTCGAGTGCGCCGGCGGTCGCGGCCGCACCGGTCACGCCGCCCCCCGCGACGGCCACCGGCGAGCCGATCCGTGAGCTCTGGACGCGCCGCCCCACCCCGTCGACCCCTGAGAGCACGGTCGCCCTCGAGGCGATCGAGGCGGCCGCCCTGGCCGATCCGTCGCCCTCGGCCGGCAAGCTGCAGGTCACGACCTTTTCCGATGGCACCAAGGTGGGCACTCGCTACCGGGTGGTGGACCGGGCCGAGGTTGCCCCGAGCCATGACGCCTTTACCTGGCAGCTCAACCCCGAGGCCACGCCCGGGCTGCAGGGGCGCAGCTACGACGCCGACCCCGGGGCGCAGAGCTCGATCGCCCGGGGTGGTCTCGAGTACGATGCCGATCGGGCGCTCAATCCGGCCAGCTCGCCGGAAGAGGGGCCGCCGATCGTGGCCAGCGTGCGCAATGCCAACGGCAAGCGCGACGTCGTGGCCGGCAATGCGCGCGTCCTGATGTTCGACCGAGCCAGCTCGCAGCGGCCCGATCGCGTCGGCGCCTACCGGGAAGCGCTGCGCGCCCGCGCGGCCGAGTTCGGCGTCGATCCGGCCGTGCTGGATGGGATGCGGGACCCCATGCTCGTGCGCGAGCTCGTGGATCCTGACGGCACGCTGAACACCCCCGAGACGATCGCGGCGCTCAACAATCTGAGCGACCGCCCGGCGACGAAGGTCAAGAGCCGGGGCGACGAGGCCGCCACCAGGGCGGCCAATCTGACCCAAGCCCCCGACGCGCTCGAGCACTTCGGGGCCACCTTCGACCCCGACGCCTCGCTCGCCGACTATCTGCGCGGGGCCCAGGGGCGGGAGTTCTTCGGGAAGCTGATCGAGGGGGGGGTCATTGCTCCCGAGGAAAGCCGGGGATTCCTGACCCAATCCGGCGAGCTCGACGACATCGGCCGCGGCCGGCTGCAGGACATGCTGCGCGCGTCGGTGCTGGGCGATCCGCGCCTGGCCGAGCGCGGTGGCCAGGCTGTCAAGAAACTCGACGGCGCGATTCCGTCGCTGGCGCTGATCAAGCTGGCCGGTCCTGAGTGGGATGTCGCGCCGGCGATCTCGGCCGCGGTCGATGCGCTGCAGCGGGTGAAGGCGGCCGGGTTCCGGTCGATCGACGAGCTGGTCGAGCAGGGGGACCTGCTGGGTGGGGAGCTGCCGGCCGACGTGGTGGGGATGGCCCGGTTCCTCGAGGCGACCCCCGCGCGTGAGCTGCAGGGGCGATTCCGGACCTACGCGACGGCCGCCAGGGAGGCGGCCGATCGGTCAGCAGGGGGGGCGGGGGATCTCTTCCCGGACATGGCGCCCGGTCCTGAGCAGCTGCGTCAGACGCTGTTCGGGTCGGCGCCCAGCTCGGCGCGCGTTCCACGTGAAACAACCCAAGCGGGATTGACCGCGACGCCGGTCAGCTCCGACTTGGCCACCAGTCCGCCGGCCTCGCTGGCCGAGACGGTGAACGGGTCGCCTTCGACGAACCAGGTACCGAGCAGCTCGTCGTCGCTCGAGGCCGGGGTCGATGGGGTGGCGGTGGGTTCGGACATTGGGGCGGCTCCTGTGGGGGACATCCCCAAGGTAGCACCGGCACGGATCGGCCGCAAGGCCGTACCGTTGGCGGAAAATAAGCGCGTCGATTTCTCGCGCATCGGGCTGGACCTGACCCCGGCCGGCCGGGCCCGGCAGAAGCAGGCGCAGGAGTTCGTGGCGGCGCAGGGGGGGAGCCTACAGACGCCCAAGGCCCAGTGGCGTGGTAACGCGCAGTCGGTCGAAGAGCTGGCCCAGGAGGCGGCGGCGACGCAGCCGGTCCTGGTGGCGCAGGCGGCCGACTGGGCGCGCCGGCTCGGTCTCACCGACGAGGCGGTCATCGATCCCGGGGCCAAGACGCTCGCCTCGCTGCAGAACAAGATCGGCCGGAAGGGGTCGGCCGATCGCGTCGGGGATGCGGCCCGCGCCTCGCTCGTGGTGCAGGAGCCCCAGCAGATCCGGCAGCTGCTCGAGCAGGTGCAGAGCGACGGCTGGCTCGTGCAGGCCGACGACTTCAACGCCTCCCCGACCGCGTGGGCCTACGGCGCGCTGCATATGCAGCTCAGGAACCCGGCGACGGGGGCCATGGCTGAGCTGCAGGTGCACACGCCCCAGAGCTGGCAGGCCCGGTACAGCTACGGGCTGCATGACCTGTATGATCTCTGGGAATCCAAGGATGCGCTGCAGCTCCTGACGGCCGCCGATAAGGCGCGATTCGTCCGGGACCTGCGCTATTCGCAGGATCAGTATCTCGAGGCGACCCGGAAGTTCCTCGCCGGCGAACCGCCAGCCCAGGAGGTCGCGGCCGTCGGCGTGCACTTCGAGCCGGGCGATCCGCTGCGCGGCCGCTGGTTCGTCGCCGAGCCCGGGATCGGTGGCGCCAAGATCATCGACGACCTGGACGGGCCGGCCGAGGCGCGCGCGGCGCTGGCCAACCTGCAGACGGCCGGCGCGGGCGTGGCCGACGACGCCCCGATCGAGTTCGCGTTCGGTGGTCTCCCGCGCGGGGTGCTCGACGCCGGGGTGAACCTGGTCAAGGGCAACAAGGCCGGGGCGATCGGTGGCGCGGCCGTCGGGGCGGCCACGGCCGACGAGGACGAAAGCACCATTGGCGCCGCCGCTCGAGGCGCGGCCGCTGGTGCCTTTGGCCAGGCGACGCTGCGCTCGGCGCTGCGGGCGCTGGCCAAGCCGGACGCCACCAGCCCAGGCGCCAAGGCCGCGGCGAAGAAGGAGGCGGCCCCGGCCGTCGGTCCCCGGACCCCCTCCGAGCGCGTGGCCGGGCTCGACCCGCTGCGCGCCACGATCCCGCCGGCGCCGCTCACCCGGGAGCCGATCGCCGAGAGCGTCACGCGCGTGCGGCCGGAGCTCGAGGAGAATCCCCGCCCGAAGGATCGGACCGCTCGGGGATACTTCAACATCCCGCGACTGGACCTGCCGGTCGAGCTGCAGGATCAGCTGGCGAACCGGGTCGCGGCCCTGGCCGGCTCAGCGCAGGGCGTGCCGAAGCGCGTCATCAGCAACGCCGAGACGCAGGAGCAGGCCGCCAAGATCCTCGGCCTCAAGACGCCGGCCGAGCTGGCCGCGATCGACTGGCAGCGCATGAACGGCGCGGAAGGGGTGGCGCTCGCCAGCCTGGTGGGAGAGCGCACCCGGCAGATCGACGACGCCGTGACCAAGCTCCGGGATCCGGCGCTCGGTGACGCCGAGCGCACCGCGCTCGAGGGGGATGTCGCCCGGCTCGACGCCGAGGCCAACGACCTGCTCGCGGCCGTCATGAAGGGCGCCAGTCAGCAGGGCCGGGACCTGCAGGCGAACAAGATCCTGGCCAACCTCCGGAGTCCCGAGGCGGCGCTGATCAAGGCGCAGCGCATGCTCGGCTCGCGCGTGCTGACCGCCGGCGAAAAGAGCGAGCTCGTGCAGCTGGTCAACCAGGGCGACCAGGAGGCGATCGCCGGCTACATCGCCAAGCTGCGGAAGGCGTCGCTGCCCGAGCAGCTCGTCGTGCTGCGCAAGGCCGGCCTGCTGACGTCGATCAAGAATCGTGTCCTGGATCTCACCAGTAACGCGATCTCGCTCTTCGAGCAGCAGGGGCTGAGCAAGCCGGTGCAGGTGGCGACCGATTTCCTGCTCTCCAAGCAGACCGGCCAGCGGACGCGCTTCCTGGGGAACCGCGATCTCTATCGCAGCCAGGTGAGCACCGGCCTGCGGCAGGGCATGGGGCAGGCGCTCGATGCCATGGGGATCACCGAGCTGACCAAGGGCGGCCTGCCGAAGGATGGGGCGCAGCTGCGCGATCGCGCGCGCCGGTGGATCGAGAAGATGCGCGAGGTCAAGATCACGCCCGAGCAGCTCGAGAAGTACGGCATCCCGAAGATCACGTCGATCGACTTCCTGCCCGGCGGCGAAGCGAACCGCGGGAATCGCCTGCTCGATGCCTACATGAAGGCATCGTTTCAGGGCGCCAGCGTGGCGGACAAGATCATGAAAACGGCCGCCTACCGGGGGGCCATGATCGACGCCGCCGAGTCGCTCGCGCATGCCGAGCGCACGCCGCCGGCGCGCCTGCGGACGCGCGTCGAGGAGCTCGTCGCCGCGCCGACCGACGAGATGATCGCGGCCGCCACGCTCGAGGCCGAGCGGATCACGTTCATGAACAGCGAGTGGAGTGCGAAGTTCGCGAATCAGGTCAAGGTCCTGCCCGGCCGCCTCTTCAAGAACGAAGCGCAGAAGGCCGCGGCGAATGCCGTCATGGACTTCCTCTTCCCGTTCGTGAAAACCGGCGCCAACATCGGCGCGCGGATCACCGATTACGCCGGGCTGGCCGGCGTGCGGGGGGTCATCGGCTACGCCGCGCTGCGGAAGGCGATCGCCGAGGGCGCGGATCCCGCGCAGATCCGGACGCTGCAGCGCGAGGTCGCCACGCTGATGGGCCGCGCGAGCTCCGGCGCCCTGGCCATGTACGGGCTCGGCCTCTGGGCCTACGACAAGGGCCTCGTCACGGGGGCCATGCCGGGCGACAGCGGCGAGCGGTCGCAGTGGCAGCTCGAGGGCAAGACGCCCAACAGCGTGCTGATCGGCGACGAGTGGATGCCGATCGCGCGCATGACGCCGCTCGGCGCCGTGGTGGCCGCCGGCGCGAACCTTGGCCGCAACCTCGAGAACCGGGACCTCACGGCCAGCGAGAAGGTGTTCGCGACGGCGACGGCCACGTCGCGCACCGCGCTCGATCAGCCCCTCGTCACCGGGACCAAGACACTGCTCGATGCCGCCCAGGATACCGAGCGATTCGGGCAGGGGATGCTGCGCAGCACGGCCAGCAGCCTGGTGCCGACCGCCGTCGCCGATGCCGCCAAGGCGCTGGATGACGGCCGCCTGCGGAAGCCGACCGGCGCCAGCGAGGCCGTGCAGGAGCGGCTGCCGATCGCGCGCGAAGGGCTGCCGGCGAAGATCGACGCGCTCGGCCAGGAGATGCGGGGGCGCGAGGGGGCGCTCGACATTTTCCTCAACCCGTTCGGCGGCACGCGCGCCCGGAGCAGCGACCCGATCACGGCGCTGCTCCGGCAGACGGGGGCGCGGGTCACCCCGCCCCGGCAGGAGAAGGGCGAGAGCCCCGAGTGGTTCGAGGAGCGGGCGCGCCTCGAGGGGACCAGTATCCGCGACGCGCTGGCCGAGCTGGTGCGGACCGGCGAGCTGCGCGACCTGGATCCCGACGAGCAGGTGCGGGCGATCGATGACGTAGTGCGAGCCACGCGGCGGGACGTGCGCGACCTGCTGCGCGACCAGGGACGACTCAAGCGGACCGAGCAACCATGACCCAACCGCAGCGATTTGAGACTCGGAGCGAAGATGGGGGCTGGGCGCGAGCCTTGGCCTACATCATCCGGTACCGGGGGCTGGTCACTCTCCTGACTGGCGGCGCGCTCGGCAGCGCGCTCTGGGCCCTGGTCATGCGCTTCCTGCTGGTGGCGCAGCTCAATGCCCAGGACGCCGACCACACGGGGCGCATGGATCGCCTCGACGCCAAGGTCGCGGCGCTCGAAATTCGCATGGGCGACGTGGCGACCCTGATCCGGGCCGAGTGCGATCGCAAGACGCGGGCAGAGCAGGCCCGGCTGCAGATGACCTGCCCGGCCGAGCTCTACCGGGGGGCCCCGTGAAGGGCGGGCCGTGGTGGGTCCCCTGGATCGTCAAGGCGGTATTCAATCCCCCGAAGTACCTCGATCTGCTGGCGCCGGATGGCCGGCCGGATCACGGGAAGGTGGTCGGGGTCTACGCCTTCACCGTCTTTATCGGGCTGGTGCTGCTCGACAAGCTGCCGCCGCTCGGCCATACGGTCGCGCTGCTGTCGGTGGTCTTTGGGTGGGTGGCGTGGCGCGCCTATCTCAAGCGTCACCAGAGCAGCAGCAGCGAGACGATCACGCGCCTCGAGGGGGGCGAGCGTGACGCCGGCGACACCCGCGACTGACCGGCAGAGTCCGAACCGCACCAAGCGACGCGAGCCGGTGCGGTTCCTCTGCGTGCACTGGACCGGCGGCACCTTCTCGAGCGCGGTGGACTGGTGTTGTCGCGACGAGTCGGACGTCTCGTATCACGTCATCATCGGCCCCGACGGCGCGGCCGTGCAGCTGGTGCCGTGGGACTATGCCGCTTGGGCGGTGGGCTGGTCGAAGTCGCCGGCGCCCTGGCTCACGTTCACGTCGGGCAACCACGCAAGCGAGTCGATCGCGCTCGCCGGCGGGCCGGCCACGCCGCCGACCGCTGAGCAGGTGGCCACCCTGGTGCAGCTGTTGACCGAGCGCATGCGCGCCCGTGGCTGGGGCGCCGGTGACGTGCGGCGGATCCTCGGGCACGACGACGTGGCGGTCTACAAGCCCGGGCACGCGAAGGCCGGCCGCTTTGGCCGGAAGCCGGACCCCCAGGGCACCGATGCCTGGGGCAAACCTGAGGGGGGTTGGCTCCCGCTGGCTCCCATTCGCGCGGCTGTCGCGGCTGCGCTCGAGAGGACCCCATGAAAACCGCCCTGGCCATCCTCGCCGCCGTCGTGCTGGCGACTGCCGCGGTCACGTACTACGTGGTGACGGATCATGTGAACGACGAGGCGCTCGCGCAGGACGCGAAGCTGACCCGCCTCGAGGAGCGGCTCACGGCGGCGCTGGTGCGCGGTGCGGTGGCCGAGTCCATCAGCACGGTGCGCGCGCGCGAGATCGATACGCTGCGCGTCAACGCGGCCGCCCTGATCGCGGCCGGCCAGCGTCCTGGCCCACTCCCCCCGCGGCCACTGCAGGCGGCCCCGGACACCTGCGCGCCCTGGGTCGGCCGTCTCGCCGCCGAGGTGGCGGATCTCGAGCGCCGTAACGGGCAGCTGCTGGCCGGGGCGCAGACCGCGCAGGCGGCCGAGCAGAAAGCAACCGCCCGCGCGGACGCACGAGGCGCGGCGCATCGGGAGACACTGGCCGAGCTGGCCCACGTGCGCGACTCCCTGGCCGATCGGCCAGCGCCGATCGTGCTCCGGCCGGCCAAGGATCGGCTGCGCCTGCTAGTCGATGCGCACGCTACGCTCGAGGGGGCGCAGCTGCTGGCCGGCGTGCGTCGTGGTCCGCTCTATGGGGGGGTGCGGCAGGTCGTCGATTGGGGCGAGACGCGGACACCGGCCAGCCGGGCGATCGTCGTCGGGATGCGCCTCGAGTTCTAACCCTTGCGGCGGCGCCGGCACGGTGCGAGAATGGGGCTCCCCCGCACGCTCTTGCATCGAGGCCGCCCGATGTTGTCATCGATCCGCGACTGGTGGCGCACCGTCACCATGACCATCCAGGAACGCCTGAATCTTCTCGAGGATCGACTCGAGCGCACGGCAGCGCGTCGGCACACTTCCATCATTTCAATACTGAGGGGCATCATGGACCGTAACGAAGAGCTCGCCGCTGCCGTCACGAATCTCGAGACCCGGATCACCGAGGTCGGCAACAAGATCACCGAGGAGACCGCGGAAGTGACCACCGCGATCGAGCAGCTCAAGGAGCAGCTCGCGGGGACCGAGGACAACCAGGCGGTCACCGACGCGATCGCGCGGATCTCGGCCGCGGCCGCCAATCTCGGCGCGCTGGCCGCGCAGGTCGACACCATCCTGCCGGACACGCCGGCCGAGGAGCCGACCGCTGGGGATCCGCCGGCCGACGAGAGCACCACCGAGGCGTAGCACCGAGCGAAGCACGAGCGAAGCGAAAGCACCGGGTCGGCGGCCGCATGGCGCCGGCCCGGTGTGCTTGCGTCTGTTCGGACTGTTCGGTATGTTCGGACTGTTCGACTTCCTCGAGAGGCCAGCAATGCACGCCAGCCACACGATCATCTGTTACTGGGGCGGCCCCCTCTGCGGCGAACCGACTCGAGTCGGCCGGCCAGGCGCGTGGCGAAAGCTCGCGCGCGCACCCGGCGGCACCTACTTCTGGCACCAGGAGGCGCAACGATGGGCGTGGTGCGACGATTCTGCACGGCTGTCCTGTGGCTCGTAAGCGACTGGGTGCAACGCCGGCGCCGCGCGCGTCGGCTCGCGGATCTCGATCGCCCAAGGCCGACGCCGACCCGGTTTCGATGGTGAGCGAGATGGTGGCCGGCCCGACCATGACCCTGCGCAGCGCGGCGGCCGCGGTCGGCATGGCACCGTCTACGCTGCTCGCCTATCTCGAGGCCGGCACCGGACCGCCGGCCCATTACACGCTCGGCCCCGGTGGCCGCCGTGCCTGGATGATTCCCCTTGTCCGGCTCTACGCCTGGCAGGCCGCCCGCACCACTCACCCAAAGCAGGAGTCCGATCGTGCCGCCAAGCCACGACGCCCCAGCCCCCGCCGCCGCCCCTGACTGGATCGAAGTCATGGCGCGTGCCCTTGCGCCGACCATTCCCGACGGCATGCAAACCGTGGTGGTCCTGTTCAATCCGGCCACGCGCGAGCTGCATCGCATCGACAACCTGAACGCCGCCGCCGAGCCGGTCGCGAACGTGCTCGTCGCCTATCTGCTTTCACTCAACCCGCAGACCGTGCTCAAAGCCTTTGAGCTCGAGCGCCATGCGAAGATCGCCCACGCCGTCGGTCGCGAGACCGTCGCGGATTTTGACCACCACCAGGAGGGGCAGGCCGATGGGACTCTCTGAGAGCATCGAGGCAAGGATCCAAGCACGCACGCATCAGCTGGTCCGCGACGCGCGCGCTTCTGGCTATGAGCACGGGCGAGAAATGACACTCCTCGAGATCCGTCGCGATCGCGACATGGAGCTCATCGGGCGCGAGATCGCGCAGATGGGGGTCGAATTGCTGGCGGCACTCGCCGACGAGCGAGCGCGCGGCATGAACGACAACAGCAATGGCCCCACGCCGGTGCCGGTGTCGATCTCGGTCGGTGCCTCGTGACGGTGCGCGCGTTTGTCCTGAGCGGGGGCGGCGCCAAGGGGGCGTGGCAGGTCGGCGCCATGCAGCGCGTGCTCGAGCGGCTCGACCAGCAGGTCGACGCTTTCTTCGGCGTGAGCACCGGCGCCCTGTCGGCCGCCATGCTGGCGCAGGGGTTCACGCTGGCCGAGCAGCGCCAGCAGCTCGACGAGCTGGCGCGCATCTACAGCACCGAGATCCACGGCAACAGCTCGATCTACCTCGGGCCGCGGACGACGATCGGCAAGGGGCTCAAGCTCCTGCGCCGGCAGCTGTTCGGGGCGGACCCGGCTCTGTTCAACCCGGCCCCGCTGGCCGCGCTGATCGAGCGGCATATCTCGACCGAGCGCCTGGCGGTCGGTGCCTACTTCGCTTGTGGGTGCGTCGATGTCGCCACCGGCGATTACGTCCTGGTCGATCGCCACTCGCCCAACGTGCGGCGTGCGATCTTGGCGTCGGCCTCGATGCCGATCTTCTTCCCGCCGGTCGACGTGTACGGGGACGGCGGCACGTTCCTCGACGGCGGCTTGCGCTCGATCACCCCGCTGCGCGACGCAGTGCGGTGGCTCAAGCAGCAGCCCGACCCGCAGCGCGAGCTGTACGTCTTTCTGACCAGCCCCCTGACCGTCACCGAGCAGCGGCCCCGGCCGTGGTCCCCGACCCGGATCGCGTCGCGCAGCCTCGAGATCGTGCTCAATACGATCTACCGGGCTGACCTGCTCGAGCTGCGCAACCGTAACCGCGCGCTGCTCAATGGTCTGATGGGCGACATGCTGCGCTGGGATGGGGCGCCCCCGCCGGCCGTCCGGACCCCGCCCGCCTCGGTGCTGATCAAGACGGCGGTCATGGCGCCGGCGCTGCACCTGGCTGGCCACGCGCTCGACTTCTCGCCCGACCTGCTCGACCAGTACCTCGCCGACGGTTACAACTCCTATCCAGAGGATCCGCGTGCATAAGAAGCCAGCCATCTACATCTGTCGATCGAAGGGCCCGGCCGCCGGCGACTCGACCGCGATCGCGGTCACCGAGGACGGGCACGTCGTCGCGCACCACGTCAGCAGCAGCCGGGACTGGTGCCGCATCGACATGGGCCTTCACCCGATCTCGCCCAACGGCTCGCGCAACAAGCGCGGCCAGTACGAGGCCCACTATCCTGACGGGTACGAGCTCGTCGATATGACGGACTTCACGACGGCGCAGCTCGATGACCTGAGCCTGACCGACGCGCGGGTGCAGGCCGTCCAGGCCGCCTGGGACCGCTATCGCGATCGGGAACGGGAGGCCGCGGCCAAGGCCGGCGAAGCCGCCGCGATCAAGGTCGCCGGCATGTGCGCCGTGGTGGGGGTGTTCCCATGAGCCTGCGACTCGACAAGGCCCCGACGCAGGACTTCGGGCCGACGTGGCGCCTCGAGACGAAGAACGGCAGCATTATCCCGATCGCGCTCAAGATGATGAAAACGGCGGTGAAGAATGCCGAGGCCGCCGCCGGCCGGGTCAACGTCAGCGTGCCGGCGTTCGCGCGCCGGCTGCAGATCCTCGAGCACCTGACGGAACACTTCAAGGATGCCGGCGCGTCGGAGCTGCTGGCGATCCCGCTCACCTGCGACGTGCCGCATCTGTGGTGCGGCACGCTGCGCACCGCGCTGGCCATCGAGATGGATGGGGTCGCGAAGATCATCGCGAGCAAGCTCAAGCTCAAGCTGCCGACCCAGGAGGAGGAGCGCCGGCAGCAGCAGCTCGACGTCGTGCTCTCGTCGCTCGACGTGGCCGGGTTCGCCGACCCGATGGCCAGCACCGAGAAGCGGATCGAGCAGGCCGACAAGGACAAGCCCAAGTGACGCCGAGCGAGCTCGAAGAGAAAGGGCGCAAGGCGAGCCGGCTCCTGCAGCTGCTCACCCAGGACAGTGCTCGCGCGCTCCACGACGCCGCCCACACGGCGCTGCCGGACGCGACCGCGTGCCCGGTCGTCGTGACGCTGGTCGAATATTCCGACTATGCCGGCGGCCGCTGCATTGGCCTGAGCATGCCGGACAATCCGGCCGCGGTCATCCCGCTGCTCGAGCGCGTGCTGCAGTTCGCGCAGGAAGAGCTCGGACGGCGCCGCCGGGTGCCGATCCCTGGCGGGTCGGTGCACTGATGAAAACCGCCCGGATCCGCTGCGGCTATCCGACCTGGCTCGCCCGCCTGAGCGCCCGCGTGCGGCGCCTCGAGGCGGCCACCTTGCCGATCACCATCGTCGAGGAGGCCAAGGGCCTGGCACCGGATACCCGGCGGCTCCTGGCCCATTGCCTGACCCTGCGCCGCGAGCTCCTCGAGCTGCGTGCGACCGTTCGCCACCTTCGCCGAGACCGACGGCATGCCCACCCCAGACGAGCAGGTGCAGACCATGCGTGAAGGCGTCACCCTGACGATCGCCCGCCACCGCAAGCGGATCACCGCGCATTTGATGACGCTCGACACCGCGCTGCGGAATGCGGCCGGCGACGAGGCCACGTATCAGCGGCACCTGGCCCAGGTGGCGACCAAGCTACGGACCGAGGTCGAGGTCCTGACGCGCGAGCTCGGCGAGGTCCCGCGGTGAAGGCCCGGGCCCGCGCTGCGATCGACCTCGCGCTGCTGCTGATCCTGATCGGGTTCTGCTTCTGGCTGCTGGCCGAGCTCGCAAATCCGCAAACGGCGAAGCAGCTACGAGTTACGAGTTTCGTCCACGCCATTGTGCACAATGTGGAAACACTCAATCCCCAGCGGGCACTTTTCCCCACCGAGGGAGAGTTCTCCCCAGTCTATGCACACGGTATCCACACGGTCGAGGGGGCCTAACCGATGCCGCCGGCGGGGGTTACGGGATCGGTCCACTTTTCCCCAGAGCCTACTACTACTGCTATCTATGAAATACATCAGAAGCAGTAGCAAACTGAGCAACCCGAGGCGGCCCGTTCGGCGGGCGCTGGGCAAGCGAAACGGCCGGACCCCCCGAAGGAGATCCGACCGTGCAGCGGCCGCCGCCAAGCATGGAAGCCCGAAGGCTCCGCTAACCGCTGGTGGGAGGAAAGTGCCCATGAAGCTGGGAGATCGCAAGGACCGCCGGCGGGCGTGCTTCGCCCTGGCCGCCAGTGGCCACGTGCGGATCGAGGAGCGGCTCGACGGGGCGATCGAGCTCCGGCTGCCCGATCGCCCCCTGGATGGCAGCGAGGAGCGGCCGGGGATCACGTTCGACCCGTTCACCGGGCAGTGGCAGGACCGGCTGACGGGGCGGCAGGGCCAGGGGTTTTTCGCGCTCTGCCGGGCGTTCGGCTTTCCGATCGAGGTCGCCCTGACCGCGATCAATTCCACCACCACCGAGGGGTAGCACGATGGCAACCAATCGCGCGCAGGTATTCACCACCGACCGGGCCGCCCGGCTCTGGGCCCGGAAGGTCGGCCGCACCGTCACGGCCGACCATATCGGGAAGCTCTGCCGGACGGGCCGGCTTCGGGCGCGGCCGGTGCCGGTCAAGCGCCAGACCGACGGGCACCCGATGCTCGTCTGGGACATCGATCGGGCGGATCTCGCGCGGGTCATCGCGGCCGCCAGGGCCCGCGAGAAGCGCGCGCTGGCACGGGCATGACCGAGACCCCCCAGCCCCCAGCGAAGGCGGTCCTGGTGGTCTCGCCGGCCGTCCGGCGGGCCGAGCAGCAGCAGCACCGGACCGCGCAGGCGCTGAACAAGCGCATGGAGGAGATCCTCCGCGAGTCGCCCGACGTGAACGACTGGCCGGTCGGCCGGATCGAGCGCACCTATCCCGACCTGGTGCGGCTGATGAAGAAGGCCGCGGCCGCGCAGCTGCGCCTGGTCACGGCCACCACCGCGGCGGCGCGCAAGCTGATGGTCACGGCGGGGATCGCCCTGCCCCCGCTGCCGGCCGCGCCGGCGCTCGACGCCAGGACGGCACGCTGCGAGCAGTGCGGGTGCGGGTGGTTGACGCCCTGCGCCGGCGGCTGCAGCTGGGACCCCACCGCCTGGGCCGCCGGCCGGGCGATCTGTTCCACCCATTCCACCAACGGAGTCGAGTAAATGCCGCGCAGCCCGATCATGCAGTTTTTCGCATACGCCCACCTGCCCCAGCACCTGCAAGTGATTTCGCGCCCGTTCGGCGAGCTGGCCGAGCACCTCGAGACCATGCTGCCAGCAAACGCCGAGAAGAGCACCGCGCTCCGCAAGCTCCTCGAGGCGAAGGACTGCGCCGTCCGCGCGGCCATGCCGGAGGCGCCACGCCATGAGTGACCTCGGCGAAATGGTCGGGTACGCGGTTGCGGTGAAGTTCTTCCGCGTGGTGTTCGCGGCCGTGGTGTTCGGTGCCATCACTGGCGTGCTGATCTACCGGCTGGTGGTCTCGTGACCGGCGCGGCGCAGGTGGCGCTCTGCCGCATTTGCGGCGAGCCGATGGCACCGGGCGAGCAGATGTTCTATTACCACGGTTCGTTGGGCCCGTGCCCCAAGCCCCCGCTGCCGCGGCCGCCGGTGGGCGGGTTCCTGCATATGAGCGCCGATCGCTGGGTCGAGCTGTCCAAGCTGGCCAGCCTCGAGATGCAGGACGCGCTGGCCGAAGTGGCCGCGCAGCGGGCCGAGGTTCGTCGGCTTCACGCGCTCTTGGTTGCCGAGGCGGATCGATTCGACAGCTGCAGCATGGCGCACCACGGCGACAGGATCCGCGCCGCACTCTAACCCAAGATCACGACGAGGCACCGAACATGATCAGGATCCAGAAGAGCGCCACCGCTGACACCAGGAGCTGCGACTTTGCCAACGTGACCAAGCAGCAGCTGCTGCTCAGCTCGGTGCAGCATATCGGCGACGTGCAGCGCGGGCTCGCCTTCTTCGGCGGCATGCTGGCCGAGGCCGCGATTCGTCACGATCAGGACAAAATCACCGATATCGACGGGTTCCACGCCGATTTCTTGACCGGGTTCGACCAGCAAAGCTGGTGGAACCGACACCGGCAGTTGAACCGGCACCACCTGCTGCAGGCCGACGGCGTGCCGGATGACGTGAACCTGATCGACGTGCTCGACATGATCGCCGATTGCGTCATGGCCGGGATGGGTCGCACCGGCACGGTCTACCCGCTCAACATCGACCCGGCCGTCCTGATGGCCGCCTTTCAGAACACCGTCGCCGAGCTGCAGGCGCAGGTCATAGTCGACGGGGGGCCCGCTCAGGTAGTCGGCGCGCGGGGCGACGAGTGAGCCGCGCCACACCGGAGGAGACGCTCGAGCGCGACCTGATCCGCCTCCTCGAGTCGCTGGGGGTGGTGGTGGTGAAGTTCTCCCAGGGCGCGCGCGGGCGCTGGGATCCGAACGCGATCCGGAAGGATGGGACCGCCGGGAAGTTCATCGGCGATCGCGGCGGCACCCGGCAGACCCGGGGCCCGAGCGACCTCGAGCTCTGGGTGCAGCAGGGGGAGCGGCTCACGCTCTGCAAGTTCGAGGTCAAGACGCCCGCGGGCCTGCGCGATCATCACCGTTTCCGGGTCATGTCCATGCAGGAGATGGTGGCCCGCTGCCCCTCGAGAAAGGACGAGTGGCAGCGGGCGCAGGATCAAGCGCGGTACGGGGCCATGTGTCAGGTGGCCGGCATCCCGTACGGCATCGGGGGGCAGGCCGAGCTGCTAGTCTTGCTCGAGCGGCTCGGGCTCGTGCAGCAGCGGCAGCAGGGCCTCAACGCGCCCCTCCTGGTTCGCGCGTCGGGCAATGCGTTCGAGCGTGTCACGGAGATAGCGGGGCGGGGCTGATTTCCCGCTGAGCCAGTTCTCGACCGTCTGGGGGCTGCGCAGCACCACGCGATCGGCGAAGGTCTCGACGTCGCGGCCGCTGATCAGCAGCACCAGGCGCACCAGGGTGGGGCTCGGGAGTTTCCCCGGGTCCCACCCTTTTACGATCCGGCCAGGCACTACTGCCCCGCCCGGTCCTGCGCCGTGACCTGGACCCCGCGCACGAGACCGCGCAGCAGGTGGAGATCGTCCTCGATGGCGCGGGGCTCGATTTCGTCGTGCGGCTCACCGTGCATCAACCCGAGGATCTCGAGGTCGCCGACGTAGCTGGTGAGCGCGTCCATGGACCCGCGCGGCAGCAGGGTGACGGCGGCCGGCGTGGCCAGGATCCCGCGGGCGGTCAGTCGGGCGGCCAGGTCCTTGGCCCAGTCGGCCGGCTTGATCTCGAGCAGGGTCTGCTCGGCCTGCGCCTGGACGATCTCCCGCACGACGGCCGGGTCCGCGTGCTGCTCGTCGATCGTGCCGGCCTTGGCCTCGGCGTCGGCCTGCCGCTGCGCGGCGAGCTGGTGGCCAATCTCGACGAACCGGAGCTGAGCGCCGGCCAGCTCGTAGGCGATATGAGCGGTGTACCACTCGCCGAACCGATCGCGCACCCGCAGCAGGTAGAGCGCCACCTTGGCGCCAGGCATCACGACGGGATCGCTGTCGGTCACTTGGCCGGCGTCATTGGTCGCGCGCGGGATCCAGCCCGAGAGCACCGGCTCGCGCATGGTGACCGCGTGCAGCGCGACGCCCTGCTCTTCGTCGATCGCGAGCAGCTCGACGGCGCGGCTCTCAGGGGGGGACAGCAGTAGGTGAATCATCGGGCAGCCTCGTGGGTGGTGTAGTGAGTGGCGAGCAGTTGGGAAATGCGATCGATCGCGCGCTCGACCTGAACGCGATCGCCTCGAGCCAGCACCCGGCGATCTTCCCGGGTCCACGATGCCAGGAACCGGCACCGATCGAGAATCAGCTCGAGGGTCGGCCTCGAGCACTGAAAGAGCAGCACGCCACCGCGGCCGCGCCGGGCCAGCCCGTAGGTATCGAAGTCGGGCCACGTGGTCGGGCCCAGGTCGAGCAGCTCGGCGACGCGCGCCGGCAGCCGGCAGGCGATCCACGGCTCGGATACCGGCGTGGTCATCGGTAGACCTTGGGCAGCATCGTGGTAAAACCCGGCTGCATGCAGTGACTGCAGGCGTAGACGTGCAACGCCTCGAACGTCAGGACCCGCTGAAAGGCACACCCGAGATCGAGCGCGCCGCGGGCCCCGCACTTCGGACAGTGCACCACCTTGCCGGCCCAGCGCAGGGGCCTCGCGAAGCTCGTAGGCGCCTCACTCACGGATCACCCCGCAGGTCGGTAGGAACAGACCAGGCTGCCCGCCGCGCTGCTCGCAGCGGTCACCCAGGCCCGCCAAGAGGCACGCATACGCAACCATCACGGCGAAGAACGTCAGGAACCAAAGCCGGGTCTCGCGCTCGTATCTGGTGGTCATTGTGGGGCCTCCGGGGTGGGGGGATCGGCAAACGCCATAGCGTAGAGCACGCTCCCATCGTCGAGGGTTACGGCATTGGGGCTGACCCGGAAGAGACCGCCGCCGGCGTAGTCGCACGGCCCCGGCCCCTTCGCGAACGCCTTCCGCGGGTTGCCAAGCCATCGGCCGATGCAGGAAAAACCCACGGCGCCAGGAGGGGCGCCCGCATTTTTCCAGTCACGCGCTGCCGCCTCGTGACCGCAGCAGGGACAGACAAAGCGCCACGCGAGGGGGTCGCTTCCGAATCGGCGCTCGGCTTCCGCAATCCATTCGCCATGTGTCATGGCCACCGTCTCACGTCCCATGCTGGGCCTCCGGTATCAGGCTGAGCTGGCTATCGTCGTCGGCCTTGCGCCAGCACTCGCACGTGTCCATGCGCCGGGCCGCCTCGGTGGTCACTTCATCCAATCGGAACCCACCCTTTACGCACTCCGACGCGAACCGGGCGAGCTCCTTGGGCGGCATGGTGCCCGAGATCCAGCCGACCCAGCCGCTGCAGGTGCGGCAGATTTTGACCAGATCGAGCCGCGGGGCCGGGGCGGTCATTGGGCCCGCCGGCGACGCGCGCGGCTGCGCTGCCACTGCCCGACGTAGAAGCGCGCGAAGCTGAGCAGGATCAGCGTCACGACGGTGCCGAGCATGCCGATCGCGACGCAGCCCAGCCAGAGCCAAAACTCGTAGCGCCTGGTCATCGGAACCCCATATAACGGCCGAGGATCGGGCCGACGCCTTCGTCGACCCGCAGCATAATCCGCCCCTGAATCAGGGTGACGGTGCCGCCGATCGGGAAGCACGCCACGCGATCGGCCGGCAGGTCCAGGCGCTCGGCCGCGGCGCGCTCGATCTCGCGGTGCCCGGCCGATCCGGGCTCGAGCTCGACGTGGGTCGAGCCATCGAGTTTCCCCATGCCCATGAATTCGATGCGCATCATCAGCTGATCCCCCCCCCGGGAAGTTGGTCGACCGTCATCCACTGCCAGAGATCGCGCGCGGTCTGCTGCCCGTAGGCGATCGCGTCGCCGATCGTGCCGGTCCGCATGGCCACGGGCCTCGGCAGGCGCGGGGCCTGGGGGTGCGCCGGCGCGCGGCCTGGGGCGAAGAACAGCGCCAGGACGATCGGCGGATCGCCGTCCGGCGTGCAGCGCTCGACCCGGTGCGGCTCGTGCTGCAGGCCGCGCGCGCCGTGGACGACGCGCACCAGTGGCACGCCGTCGTCGGGGCTGTAGATCGTCAGGTGCTGGCCCGGCAAGAGGGCGCGGGGTCCCTCGGTCGGGAGTTCCATCGGGGTGGTCATCGTGCGGGTCTCCTGGTGACGGTGGCGGCTCAATCCCAGTAGGGCTGGGCGATCTTCGACGGCGTGCGGCCGGCGGCGCGGGCCAGAGCCTCGACCCAGTGGGCGGTACTGTTGGCGATGTCGATCGAGTGGCGGGCGTGGTAGCCCATGGCGGCATTGATCCGGATCAGGTCGAGCGGGTTGTCGGTCCCCGGCTCCTGGCCGGCGCGCACCCACTCGTAGACCCCGGGCGTGACCTCGGCCCGCCGGTACTTCTTCCGGGTCGACGCCACCCGGATATGGCCCCAGCCCCTCGAGGTACCCCGGCCGCACGTCACCGAGACCGGGATCCCGAGCCGGGCAGTGAGCCGGCGGGCGATTTCCTTGGTTGGGGTGAAGCCGAGCGCGCGATCGGCGGCCTCGGCCGCCAGGTCCACCGGCGCGAGCTCGATCGACTGCAGGGCGGTCAGCTTGTCGAGCTGCTCCGACGTGAGCAGCCCCTCGATTGTCAGAGTCGGTGCGGTCATGATCAGGCCCCCCACTTCGGGTTAGAGAGGCAGGCCGAGAAGTCGGCCGGCTCCTTCACGTGCGGCCAGTCGTCGGGATACGCGACCTCGACGGTCGGGATCGCGGCCACGACCTGCCGCCACTGCGCCTGCAGCGGGGGATTGGAAAACAGCTCCTCGGCGATGCTGAGCGCGACGACCCGCGCCCGCTCCCGGCTCCCCCTGCAGTCCCGGATCAGGGAGGCGGCTTCCTGCTCGATGGTGGCGGCGGTAATCACTGGACACCCCCGGCGAACCGGGCCGCCCGGAGGGCCCGCACCATGCCCCGCGCATAGGCCCGCGACTCGGCGACGATCTGGCCATCCGAGACCGCCCACTGCGCGCAGGCGATCGGGCACGGCCCCCGCCGGCGGGCGGCCTGAACGTTCTCGTACCGCCACCACCGAAGGACCCGCAGAAATCCGGGCATGCGCTCCGGGGTGAGCTGGGTGGTGGCGAAGGCTTCGAAGCCCCGGGTCTCGGCGGCGGCGATCGGATCAAAGGCGGTCGACATGGTTACGCCTCCTTGGCGGTGGTGGCGGTGAGTTCGATCAGGGCGGCCTTCTGGGCCGCGGCGTGGCACTTGTCGCACGTGACCTGCTGAATCTCGTCGGCGGTGCCGGTCAGCCAGTCGACCCGCCGGCCGCACGCGGCGGTCACGTTGAAGTGGCCGGGGATCCGGATCGCGACCAGGTGCTTGAGCTTGGCGGCCATGGTTAGAGCTCCTCCGACTTGAGGGCGCCCGTCACGGTGCCGTGCGGGGTGGCGACGACGCACTTCTCGAGATCCGCCCAGGCGGTCGCGGTGTTGCCCTGCATGCCGGGGCCGGCGAGCAGGACCCGCACCCGGCCATAGCTGGCCTTGGCGTCGACGATGGTCGCCACGACGGCGAGGCCATTGCCGGCGGGATAGTGGGCCTCGAGGCCGATGAGCTTGTGCATGGGGACGGCAGTAGTGGAAGGCATTGTCAGGCTCCTGGTGAAGGCTTGGCGTGCTTCGTGAACCCGAGAGAACAATAACCCATATCCCTGTCCCTGTCAAGGGTCATGCTAACAGCCACCGTAGCAACGAGTTAGCTAGAATGGCTCGGCAACTATCCCCCTTAGCACTATCCCCCGACTATCTGGCGCGGTGGGGGGTGGTGCCATCAGATTGCGCGCAGCCCCCCACGAGGACCGCCAAGCCCGTGCCCCGGACTCCGAAACTCCCCCGCGGTCGAGTCGGCAAGCCACTCCCGGCGCCGCTCGCTGTTGCGAACCGTGACACCCTCGCCCCGATCGAGGAGGTCGCGCTCGCGCCGATCCCCTACCCCTCTTGGACAGCCGAGCAGCAGCGCCGGCGGGAAGCGAAGGGGCGGGTATTCGATCGCGCCCTGGGCAAGATCGAGCGCCTGCTCGAGCAGAGGAAAAAGATCGATCCGCAGCTGCTGGTGCGCATTGCCCGCGACATGGACCCCGACCGCCTGGTCATCAAGGGGGCGAGCGGCGGGACCCCGGCGGTCCAGATTGTGTTTGTGGTCGAGGGCCAGCAGAACCCCGGCCTGCTCTATGACGAGAGCGGGGAATAGTGGCCGACCTGCCCGAGGGCCAGATCCCGCGCGTGAAGCTGCCGCGCCCGTTCCCGATCCAAGCCCGGATGTTGAACCTTCCGCACCGGCGCAAGCTGCTGCGCTGGGGCCGGCGCGCCTCCAAAACCCGGTGCGCGTTCCTGGGCGCCTCGGCCGGCCACGGTCCGCTGCAGCCATCGGCCTGGGGCAACGACTACGGCCTCGAGCCGATCCACCGGGGATTCATCCGCGGCGGCACAATCGCGTGGATCGGCATCGGCTACGACCAAACGCGGAAGGTCTGGGAGGAGGAGTTCCTCCCGCGCTTCCAGGGCGTGCCGGGGTTCACGGTGCACGAGGGGGACTATCGGGTCCAGGCGCCGCCGGTGGGGCCCGACAAGATCCGCGGCGAGATCACGATCTACACCAGTCGCAATGTGGCGTCCCTGCTCGGCTCGAAGCTGCACGGCGTCGTGGCCGACGAGTTCGCCCACTGGGAAGGGGACGCCAAGGATGCGTGGCGCCGGGTGCTGCGCTTCACCCTGCTGGACTATCGGGGCTGGGCCATGTTCCCGAGCACGCCCAACCCCGGCAGCTATTACGACGAGCTCTGTGCCAAGTATCCGGAGGGCGCCGACGACCTGGTGCAGCCGGCCACGCCGGGGAAGGTCTGGATCCAGACGCACCACACGGCCTTTGATAACCCGCGCCTCTCGCCGGCCGACATTCGCGAGCTGGTCGAGGAGTACGAGCCTGGCGACCCGAACCTCGACACCGAGGTCTACGCCAAGCTGATCACCGGCGGCGGCGGCCTCGCGTTCCCCAACTTCAACGCGCTGCCCGATGCGCAGGTGCACGTGGTCAAGCCGACCCCGCTCCCGCGCTTCTGGCGGCCGGTCGCCTCGATGGACTGGGGCTTCAAGACCGGCGTCATCTGCGACTACTCGCTCGGCCCGGAAGGTGAGACGATCCAAACGGCCGAGTTCCCGCTGCAGGCGCTGCATGCGCGCGACGCCGGCAAGGCGTACATCGACCAACTGCTCGAGCTCGGCCGGCCGGTGCCGGAGCTCGTGGCGTACGATCAACAAATGGACTACGAGGCCGGCCAGGGTGAGGGCACCAGCCTGGCCGACGAGTTCCGCGAGGGGATGCTCGACGCGCTGCAGGGCAACGCCGACGCGCTCCCGCATATGGTGGCCGCGCGGAAGGGCCCGGGCTCGCGCATTGCCGGGTGGAACCTCGTGCGCCGGGCGCTGAGCTGGGAAGAGTCGCGCGATCCCCGCGGCAAGCTGAACCCCTGGGCGGCGCCGCGGTTCCGGGTATTCACCAGCTGCCCGGCCACCATCCAGGAGTTCACGCGCGCGGTCAACGACGCCAAGGTGCACGGCGACGTCGACAACAAGCGCAGCGTCACGCACCGGCTCGACTGCATTCGCTACCTGCTCGCGGTGCAGGCGCAGGGCGGGGAGCCACCGCCTCGAGATACGCCGCCGGACATCAGCCCGGGGATCGATCGCCGCGGGGAGCTGCGGCAGCGGCGCACGGCGGCACCGTGGGAGGAGCAGCAGCGCGGGGCCGTGTATGATCCCCCGCCGGGTGGGTTCTTCAATCCGGCCGACGGCGCCGGCATCGACTATCAGGAGGAGTAACGTGTTCATCACGAAAGCCAGGCACGACGCCGCCGTGCAGGTCGAGCGCCTGCACGCTGCGCGCGAGGCCGACAAGAATTTCCAGCTGAGCCAGCAGCTGCTGGCCGCCGAGGCGCGCCGCCGCCAGGATCTCGAGGAGCTCGGCGCGCTCTACCGGCAGCAGCTGGTCGACGTCACCCAGCGCGCCGGCGAGGATCTCCATTGGACGCGCGAGATGGCGAAGGAAAACGAGATCGGGCTCGAGGGTCGGCACGCGGCCGAGCTGCAGCGTCTGCAGGACATGCACGACCGCCACGTCACGGCGGCCAACGCGCTGCTCGGCCAGGTCCTGCAGGAGCTCGCCGCCACGCGCGAGCAGGCGATCGAGCTGCAGCGCGCCCTGGTTACGCTCCGGCGCGAAGGCTTCCAGGAGCCGGCGCCGGCCGCCGGCAAGGTCGAGGACATCCAGCTGCCGGCCGAGGTCGCGGCCGCGATCGCCGAGATGGCGTTCTCGCCCGACGTGGGCCTGCATCTCGAGCGCTATGCCTGGGAGCAGATTGAAGCCGGCACGCCGCCGGCCGAGATCGCGCGACGCATCAAGCAGGGCGAGGACCCTGCGCCGGTCCGACCGCCGGCGCCGACGGGATCCGGCCGGACGCGGATCATGGGGGGGAAGCTGGTCGGAGAGCTGCCGCCGGATGCGCCGGTGGGAGTCATGGGAGACCCGAACGACGACGACGAGGAGGATGACGATGGATGAAGCGACCGCAAACGCCGCCGAGGTTATCGGCAGCCTGGTGACCACCGCCTGCGCGCAGGCCGCGCACGAGGCCAACCGCGCGTATTGTCGCGCGATCGGCGACGACTCCCAGCTGCCCTGGGACGAGGCCGAGCAGTGGCAGCGCGAGAGCGCGATCGCCGGCGTCCGTGGCGCCCTGGCGGGCAACACTCCGGCGGAGCAGCATGCGCTCTGGTTGGCGTACAAGCAGGCTGACGGCTGGGTGTACGGGCCGGTGAAGGATCCCGCGGCGAAGCAGCACCCCTGCATACTGCCGTACGAGGAGCTGCCCGAGCTGCAGCGCGCGAAGGACGGCATCTTCGTGGCCGTGGTGCGGTCGATGGCCGCGGCGCTGGGGGCTCTGCCCAATGGATGAACAGCCGACGCGGTTCCGACTGCGCCCCTACGGGCGGCGCCTGGTGGTCCTGCCGATCGAGGAGAGCCCGACGGTGCAGGGTGGCGTGATCGTGGCGCCTGAGCACGTGCGCGAGACGCCGACGCAGGGGCAGGTCCTGGCGGTGGGCGTGGGACTCGATGGCACCGACGAGGAGGGGATCCCGATCGCGGTCGGCGTCACCGTGGTGTACGCCAAATACACCGGGACCCCCTTCACGATCGACGGGGTGGAAACCCTGATCCTCGAGGAGCGGGAAATTCTCGCGGTCATCGAGCAGCCGGCGGCGCGCTCGCCGCTCGTGCAGCTGTGATTCGACTGGGCGGTCGGGCCTTGCTGATGGCGGTAGTGTTGTGCCAGATTGACGGCACGATCGCCCCCGGCCTGGACCGATCGCCGCCACCTCCCAGCCTGGAACCCCGTGAGCGACGACCTCGAGGCGCTGACGCGCACCCCCGACCTCGACCGCCAGGTGCCGAGCGACGACTCCCCCGAGTCGAGCCCGGCCGGCGACGCGCGCGATCGGGGCATGCTCGACTGGAAGCCGGGCAAGCTCGCGCGCCACCTGGTGAAGATGTGGAAGTCACTCAATACCCCGATGCAATACCGCATCACCCGGTGGAAGGTGAACAAGGCGCGGCGCGGCGGTGCGAAGTTCGTCGGCCTCGTGAAGGACCAGGATACGAATACCTGGCGCATGTACACCCCACCGGGCACCCAGCGCGTTCCCCCCTCGCAAAGCCGCGCCCCTCGCCTCTGCCGGCGGACCACGGCGCAGATGTTCCAAGATCCACCGACGCCCGAGTGCATCCCGGCGCGGGACGATGACGAGGCACGCGACGCCGCCGAGCTCTCGACCCGCCTGCTGATCAACATGTCGAGCGAGGCCGGGACCAACAGCCTGCGCAGCGCGCGGCGCGCCTTCGACAAGATCCACACGCACGGATCCGGCTTCCGGTACCACGTGGTCGAGCGCCAGGGGGGCGGGGCTGCCCCTGAGACGATCCTCGCCAGCCTCGAGGCTGCGCACGAGGATGAAGCGATCGAGCGCACCGAGACCGTGGTCGGCTTCGACGGGATGCCGGTCGAGCGCGTCGTGCGTCTCCCTGAGCCCTACGTGCCGCGCTACGTGCGCGAGGACGGGACCCTGACCGATCGCGCGATCGAGGCGCGCGAGGTCTGGCTGCCCCGGATCCGCCACGAGGTCCATACCGGCCAGACGGTGCGGCTCTTCCCCGTGACCTGCAACGACGTGAGCCAGGCGAGCGAGGCGCTGATCATGTCGTTTCGGCGCTGGGGCGACGTGCGCGCCGAGTTCGCCGAGGAGCTCGATCGCCTGGACGAGGAGGCACGCAAGGCGATCGTCGCCTGGCGCCCGGAGCACGTCAAGGATCTGCTGCCGGACCACCTGCGCGAGCAGGACCTCGAGGGCACCGAGAAGAGCAACGGCCAGCTGAGCGACGACGCGATCTGTATCCTGCTGATCGCCTACGGCAAGGCCGGGCCGAGTCACTCCGATGGGCTGTATGCCGTCGTGGCCGGCGGCAAGCACGTGCTCGCTCAGGAAGAGTGGCGTTATGTCAACGAGGAGACCGGCAAGGTCGAGCCGCTCGACATCCCGCTCGACCAGTTCAAGGGCTGGGACGAGGGCGACGACGATCCGTATGGGTGGGGGATGATGGACCGCCTCGGCGACGGCGACGAGCTGCTCGCGCAGATTGACGGCTCGAGGATCCTCCACTTCAATCGGCTGGGCGCGCGCAAGACGTTCCTGCCCATGAGCAGCTCGCTGACGTCGCGCTCGCTGCAGGCCGCGACCGGCACGGTCATCCCCTACAGTGGGGGAAAGCCTGAGTTCGAGGACATCCCCAACTACCCGAACGATACGATCGCCTTCCGCGACAGCGTGGCCGCCGAGATGACGGACGAGTCGGGGCTGCAGCCGGCGGCGCAGGGGCAGGACACGCCGAACATCCAGAGCGGATTTCACGCCGTGCAGATGATCGAGCAGTCGCTCGCCGGCATGAGCGACCTCCGGCAGAACGCGGCCGACGCCCTGGTGCGGGGCTGGCGCATCGACCTGCAGCTGACGCGCGCGTTCTTCACTGGCGTGCATCTCCTGCAGCAGGTGGGCGTCGACGGGGCGATCAAGCTCGAGCACTGGACCGCGGCCGACCTGGCCGACACCAGCGACGTGCAGCTACTGCGCGGCACCTTCTCGATGATGTCGCCCAGCATGCGCAGCTCGATCGCGCTCGCCATGAACCAGGCGGGGCTGATCAGTCGCGAGGGGCTGCTGCGGGCGACGAGTGGCGGGACCGGTGGGATCACGGCGCTGCAGGACGATCCGCATATCCTGCGCGTGCGGCGCCAGCTCGCGGCCTGGGAGGATGGGCCCACCACCCTGCCCGATGGCGCGCCCGATCCGATGGCGGTTTCCCCCTTCGATTACCGCCCGGTCGACGATCAGCCCGACGTGGCCGTGCTGCGCCTGGTCGAGCTCGGCCGCGCCATGGCCTCGAGCAAGTATCTGCGCAAGCCGACGTGGTGGCAGGCCGGGCTCGTGGATGCCTACCAGCGGGCCCAGATGGCTGCGGCCGGTACGCCACTCCCACCGCCGGCCGCGCCCGATCCCTCGCTGCCTCCTGGGGCCACGACGGGCGCCACGCCGGCCACGCCGCCGATCGTCGGCCAGCCGGCCAACGCGATCGGCGCGCGCCAGCCGGACGCCGGCATTGCCGGACTCGGACAACCCGCACCGGTGCAGAGTCCGGTAACAGATGCTGGGGATCCCCAGCTCTCCGGCGTGCCGCTCCCGGCCGCCGCCTCCACACTCCCAGTCTAACGGCGGGGTTCCTGTGGCATTGAACGACGACGATGATGATGATGTGAAGCCGGGCGCACGGGCTGCGCTCGATCGCCATTTCGAGGAGCATGGCGACGACGACGACGACGATCTCGGCGAGGATCCGCCGGCCGAGGGCGACGAGCTCCCCGCGGGCACCGAGCGCGCGCCGGTCGACGAGGACGACGACGACGATCAGCCGCCTGCTGGCGATCCGCCGGCCGACCCGGCCGAGCCTCCGGTCGATGGTGACGCCGCCCCGCAGCTCGATGCTGACGGGCAGCCGATCGCCACCGCGCCGGCCAGCGGCGACGACGAGGACTGGGCGCCGATGACGTTCCGCGCCGGCGGCCGACTCTACGAGATCGAGGGCGCCGTCGTCGGGAAAGATGGGGCGTACATCCCGCTCGAGAAGCTGCCGGCCGTGCTCGAGCATATCCAGCGGGGCGTGCACCACAACAGCACGTTTCAGGAGGAGCTCGCGGCGCGCGATCGCAAGATCGCCGAGTTCGATCCCGAGCTGAACGACGCCGTGGTCGAGGCCAACGCCGTGCTCGATTTCCTCGAGCCGCATCTCAAGAGCCAGGAGGCGGCCGAGGCGTTTATCGCCAACTTCGCCAATCATCGGCTCCTGATGACCGCGCAGGTGGATGCGGCCAAGGCCAAGGCCAACGCGGCCAAACTCACGAAGTACCCGCAGCTGCGCGAGCCGGTCGCGGCCGAGCCGACGGAGGCCGAGTTCCAGGAGCACGCGAGCCGCGCGCTCTGGGCCCACTTCGACGACCTGCTCGATCGCGGTGAGTTCCGCGGCCTCTTCCAGGGTCCGGAGCGGAAGGCACTCGAGAAGGAAATCATCCAGCGGGCGCGCGACTACATCACGACGGCGACGCAGGACGTGGACGCCGGCGGGGTCACGATCCGGAAGGGTGAGAAGGCGATCGACCTGCAGCGGCTCGGCCAGGACATCCGGCGATTCGCGGAACAGACCGGCCGGGTGCGGCCCGTGGCGGCCGGCAAGCGGACGGCGGCCGACAAGGCGGCGGCCGCGAACCGTGCGGCGCGGCGGGATGGGAAGGCGCCCAAGGGCGCCGGCGGTCGGGTCCCGCCGCGGGGTGGCCCGGCGAAGGAACCGCGGAACCGCGAGGAGTGGCTGCGCAGCCTGCAGAGCGACGTGCAGGGCCTCACCCGCGAATACAACGAGAAGGGGTAACCAATGCTCGGAATCGGTGGCGGGATGCCGGTACGGCCGCCCCAGGCGGCCAAGCCCAGCGGTGGGATGCTGGGCAAGATTGGCCTCGGCGGCGCCGGTGCTGGTGGCAGTATGGGGCGCACGCTGTCGCCCCTGTTGAACGCAGGACCTGCAGCCCCCGCAGCGGGTGGCGTGTCCGGATTGCTCGGAGCCGCCACTCGCTCGACCTCCCCGACGCCGCCCCAGGCGTCGCCCATCGCCGCCGCTCTGGCTGCGGCGCGTGGGGGGAACGGTGGGCGATCCGATCCCAAGGCCATGCTCGGCGGAATGAGCCGCGGAGCCTCGAGCCTGATGGGTGGACTCTATCGTAACCCGCTCGGCTAAGCCGAGCGCACCGGAGAATCGAACATGGCGCAGGGCACTTACACGGGCACCACGTCCGGCTCGGGGCTGAACAAGCTCTGGCGGAAGGTGCAGGGCAAGGTGGCGGTCGGCCTCAACTTCTCGAGCGCGGAGTTCATGCGCCTCGAGGATCTGCCCCAGTACGACATCGACTGGTCGTTCCGCGAGATCCTGTTCCCGCTGCGGATCACCAAGGGCGGCGGCATCGCGTCGATCGCCGAGTTCGGATTCGAGGCCAAGCCGTCGAGCCCGAACCTCGAGGAGGGCACGCTCAACTGGGTGCACTTCAACGGCCGGTTCACCGCCTCGGTCATGGCGTACCTGGTCGCGCAGAACACCCCGGACGCGCAGATCGTCAAGCAGCTGGTGTATCAGGCGACCAGCAAGATCGACGCGCTCGGCGAGCACTTCTCGGACTACTTCTATGGGCAGAGCAACGCCGTGCTCGCGCTCACCGACACCGACGTGTCGGGCACCAGCAGCACGCTGACGCTCTACGCGCCCTATGGTCAGACCGACATGGGCACCGGCGCGGCCATGAAGAAGTTCGTCGCCTCGAAGTTCGTCATCGGCGACCGCGTGGCCGCGATCGCGAGCGGCTCCGACGCGCTGATCGATGCGAACGCGATCGGCGAGGTCACCGCGCGCAGCCTCACGAACGGCACCATCACCGTGACGTGGATCGGCTCGGTCTCGAGCTACACCACGAACGGGATCCGGATCGTGAAGAGCAACAGCCTCGACCAGGTGGTCGGCGGCACGGACCTGAACCGCGGCCTCACCGGCCTGATCGAGATCGCCCGCGCGAGCTCGCTCCACGGCCTCGCCACCTCGAGCGTCCCCGACTGGTCGGTCGCGCTCGACGACACCGACGGCGGCCGGTTCTCCGGCATTCGCTGGCACCGCATGAAGGATGCAGTCGAGAACGAAGGCGGCGGCAAGCTCGACATGGTGGCGATCGACCAGGGCGTTTACCGCGACATGGTGGGGATGATGCAGGCCGCGGTCCGCTTCAACGATCCGTTCGCGCTCGAGATCGATGGCGACATCAAGAGCAAGGGCGTCAAATTCATGAAGTCGAAGCGCGTCCCGCCGGGCTATGTCATCGCCTGGGACTCCAAGAGCATCTATCGCATGACGCTGCTCAAGAAGCCGAAGCCGGGCGACATCACCTGGAAGGATGGCGTCAAGCTGATCGACCAGTCCGGCTGGGTATTCGGGATCGACTGGCCGGTCGGCATGGTCTGCCAGAACCGGAAGAACGTCGCGATCGCGACGGGCCTCACCCAGCAGTAAGCCTGCGCGCCGGCGTCCCATTCGGGGCGCCGGCCGCTGTCCCTTTCCTGAGAGCGAGATCATGGCACGCAGCACCCGCAACGTCACCCCCGCCAGCTTCATAGGCGGGGCTCTCGGCCAGAATGGGGCGATCGATGCCCTGAGCCTGACCGACGCCGCCCGCGTGCGGCGCATCGCGGTGGCGCTTCCCTCCGCGACGCAGAACCAGACCACGCGCGCCACCATGGGCCCGCTGGGTCACCGGGGGATCGTCCTCGGGGCCTACGTGAGCTATACCACGAAGCCGGCCGGCGGCACGCTGTCGGTCAACGTCGAGACCTACGACGCCAGCGCCGACGCCGCGGTCGCCCTGGGGACGGTCGACCCGGAGCTGCTCACGAACCGCGAAGGCATGGCGCTCACCATGGCCGTGGCCAACGACACCCAGGTCCTCGAGGCCGACGACACGCTCGACGCCACGGTCGTGGCGGACAACAACACCGTGACCGCTGCCGGCGTCGGTGGCGTCCTCGTGGTGCTGGTGCTGCCGATCGAGCCGGCGGCGAACGCGGCGATCATCACCGGCACGCCGGCCGGCCTGTGAGGCTCGCCGTCCCGCTGCGCTACCATCGGAAACCGCCTGCCGCCTGGCAGGCGGCGCTCGATGCGATCGCGCCACCGCATCGGCAGAAGAGCAGGCTGCTGATTCGGTGGCATGCGGGGCGGGAGTTCTTCGACGAGACGGTCGGCAGCCGAGTCTGGCAGCCGATCGAGCGCTGGATCATCTGGGAGCTGATCCCCTCGGCCGTGATGTCGCCGCGCTTCCCGGCGGTGGTGAAGATGGCCGGCCCCCGCATTCACGGGGGCGTGGCGCTGCACGAGCTGCAGGGCGTGCGCGGGCTCCTCGACCTCGATCGGAGCTCCTGCGATCGGGAGCAGTGGGCGATCTACCTCGAGACGGGCCAGTACGCCCGGATGGTGTGGGTCATCCAAGGGGAGCACGGTGGACACCAGCGCCATTTCTCGGAGTGGCAGCGCATGGGCCTCTCTCGGCGCGGGCTGCCGGAAGAGCCACCGTATCCGGGTCAACTGCCCTATGCGCCATTCGATCGGCGCGTGCTCGCGCAGCTCGAGCAGCTGCAGCAAGGGCGTATCTGGGAGTCCGTCAGTAACCAGGCCGAACGGGCCTGGCACCTGATCGGCGCCCACGAACAGCAGGAAGCCCTATCTGCCCGCCGCGCCCTGGCGGACTGGGCCGAACAGCAACTGGGCGAGGTCCTCGACTCCTCCACCCGGGCAGAGCGCGCCGAGCTGCGCGAGCTCTATCCGGCTGGGGTGGGTCGTCCCGACGAAATGGTCGACGCCGATGAGGCGCTGGCCGCCTACCTGGAAGGAGCGGAATAAATGGCACGTCCACGTGTATTCGATCAGGCGAGCTGGCGCCGGTCCGTCGTCATGCGCGACCAGCACGGCCGTAAGTGGGGGTTCACCATCGACACCAAGACCATGAGCCCCGTCGCCTCGGGGATCTGGGTCGACTGGTCGCCCTCGGAGCTGCCCGGCGGGAAGCGCCTGATCCCCCCGCAGAAATACCTGCGGTTCGATCCGGAGGATCTCGGGACCGTGGTCATCGACTATGACAGCTGGAAGGCGGATCTCGAGCGGGCCGACGAGACCTGGGAATCGATCCTGCAGGCGCACGCCACCGGCATGTACGGCGACAAGGCTGCCGAGGCCATGGAACGCCCGCCGGTGCCGCTCCTGCGCATGGTCGGCCCCCGGCCGTTCCCCCTGGCCCTGGTGGTTGCCTGCGAGCAGGGCGACCCCTGGGCGCTCGGCCTCGAGGTGAAGAAGGACGCGCGCGGCAAGTCGGTGTGGCACAAGGTGCCCGCCGAGCTGCAGCCCGTGGTCAACCAGATGAAGCCGTACCGCACGCACGAGGCGGAGGCCGTCGCGGCCGCTGCCAAGCCTGCCACCTGAGCGCGAGGTCTGAACGATGGCCCAGCATGAGCCCCAGAAGTCTCTGAGCGTCGTCAACGACGCGATCGACGTCGGCTGTTACCCCGGCGGCGGTGGGGCCCCGGTGGCCGGCTTCCAGCTCGCCGACGGGGGGAGCTGGGTCGGCGTCGTCACCTTCGAGGGTCGGATCGGTGACGGCGCCTGGACCGCGGTCGAGGCGGTCGATGCCGGCAACAGTGCAACCAAGGCCACCACGCGCAACGCCGTGGGGCTCTTCCGGGTCGACTGCTCGGGGCTCACGCAGGTGCGCTGTCGGCTGAGCACGGCGACGGGTGGCACGCTGATCGTTCGCGCGCTGCCGCCGGGGCAGTAACCCACCCATGCCGGCCACGGTGAAGGTCGAGGATCTGAGCGCTGCGCCCCTGGCATCCATCACGCCAGGGCGCAGCTTCATCCTGTCCGACGCCGGCACCGGCTGGCCCCAGCTCGCCACGATCGCCGACCTGCGCACCGCTCTCCTCACGGGCGGCGGGGGATTCAACGCCGGCGATACGCTGCCGGTGGGCTCGGGCGGCACGGGGCTGACCGGCACGCCGGCCAACGGGCAGCTCCTGATCGGCAACGGGACCGGCTTCACGCTGGCCACGCTCACCGCCGGCGCAAACGTCACCATAACGAACGGCGGCGGGACGATCACGATCGATGCCAGTGGGGGCGGCGGGGGCTCGATCTCCGACGGCGACAAGGGCGACATCACCGTCTCGAGCAGCGGCACGGTCTGGACGATCGACAATAGCGTCATCACGAACGCCAAGGTCGCGGCCGGCGCCGCGATCGCCTATTCCAAGCTGGCGCTCACCGGGGCGATCCTGAACGCGGACCTCGCCGGCTCGATCGCCTACAGTAAGCTGAGCCTCACGGGTGCGATCCTGAACGCCGACCTGGCGGGATCGATCGCGGACACCAAGCTGCTGACCATCAGCACGGCCGGGAAGGTGGCGAACAGCGCCACCACGGCGGCCAGCGCGAACACCGCGAGCGCGATCGTCGCCCGCGACGCCTCCGGTAACTTCACGGCCGGCACCATCACGGCCGCCCTGAGCGGCAACGCCTCGACCGCCACGGCGCTGCAGACCGCGCGGACGATCAACGGGACCAGCTTCGACGGGACGGCCAATGTCACGGTCACCGCGGCGGCCGGCACGCTGACCGGCGCCACGCTGGCGGCCGGCGTGACCGCCTCGTCCCTGACCAGTGTCGGCACGCTGACCAGCCTCACGCTGAGCGGGCTCCTGCTCACGGTCGCCACCGGCACCGGCTCGGCCGGGCTGCGCCTGCCGCACGGCACGGCACCGAGCGCGCCGACCAATGGCGACGTCTGGACCACCACCACCGGCCTGTACGCCAGGATCAACGGCTCGACGGTCGGGCCCTTCGGGGCGGCCGGCACGTCGGAACCGTCCGATGGCAACAAGGGCGACATCACCGTCTCGAGCAGCGGGCTGGCCTGGGCGATCAATGCCGGCGCCGTCACGAATACGATGCTGGCCGGCTCGATCGCCTACAGTAAGCTGGCGCTCACCGGTGCGATCCTGAACGCCGACCTGGCGGGCTCGATCGCGGATTCCAAGCTGAGCACGATCTCGACGGCCGGGAAGGTGAGCAACTCGGCGACGACGGCCGCCAGCGCGAACACCGCGAGCGCGATCGTCGCCCGCGACGCCTCGGGCAACTTCACGGCCGGCACCATCACGGCCGCGCTCACCGGCAACGCGAGCACGGCCACGGCGCTGCAGACCGCGCGGACCATCAACGGCACCAGCTTCGACGGAACCGCGAACGTCACGGTCACCGCGGCGGCCGGCACGCTGACCGGCGCCACGCTGGCCGCCGGCGTGACGGCGAGCTCGCTCACCAGCTTCGGCACGAATCCGACGCTGGCCGGCGCCACGCTGTCGGGGGCGATCACCGGCGCGGATCAGGAGATCCGGGCGGTCGTGCACCGGGACACCGGGTACTACCGCAGCGCGCCGACCATCAGCGCCGGCACCCTGGCGCTCGACTACACCGCGGGCCCGTTCTTCGATGTCTCGCTGAACGCGGCGATCACCACGCTGAGCGTCACGAATTGGCCGGCGTCCGGAACGGTAGGCGTGCTGACCATTCGGTTCACGGCCGACGGGACCCCGCGCGCGGTCACCTGGCCGGCTGGCTGGCGCTGGGGCACGGCGGGCGCGCCGACGATGACCAGCACCAGCGGCAAGGTTGACTATGTGCAGGCCATCACGGTGGACGGCGGCACGACGGCCGACGCCTTCTGTAACGGCCAAAACTTCTAGGCAGGTGGCAACATGAACGGAGAGAAGTCTTGTCTGATCGAGCAGTTCGGAGAGTTCGAGACCGGCAGCGGGCTCTTCTATCGCTACGCCAGCCTGCCCAACGTCGGCGATCGCATCCAGGGGCACCGGCACAACTTTCCGCACGACACCATCGTGCTGCGCGGCCGGGCCCACGTCATCGGGCGATATGCCGACGGGTCGCTCGCTTTCGAGGTCGACGTGGTACCTGGGGAAGTGTTTCCGATCGATGCCGAGATCGAGCACGAGTTCGTCGTGACCGAGGCGCCCTATGCGCACTACTGCGCCTATGCGAGCCGGCTGCCGAGCGGAAAGGTGGCCGGCCGCGCGACCGGCTGGGCGCCCCAAGGATACTGATCGGTGCCTACCGTGGTGCAGGAGGCGACCAATAGCTCGAGCGGCACCGCCACCACGGTGGCGACCTTCGCCAACCCGCTCACCGCGGGCAACATGGTGGTTGCGATCGTCGCGGCGCAGTATTGGGCCGCGGGCACGCACCTGATCAGCGCACCGAGTGGCGGCGGGGGGGGCACGTGGAACCTCGAGGCGGCGGCCGATGGACTGAATTCCCGCAGCGAAGCGGTGGAAGTATGGACCTCGGCGAACGTCGCTGGCGGGGCAACGCAGATCACCGCGAACCATAACGCCTACTCGGGCCACCGCATTTGGGTGCTGGAAGTCTCCGGGATGCCGACGACCGGACCCGTCGCGGACGGCACCCCAGGCGCCGCCGGCGGCCGCAGCAACACTGCGAACCCGGGCACCACCACGCCGACGAGCGGCGAGGACGTGCTCCTGATCTCGGCGAACACCTGGGCGGCGACCAGCATTTCGACCCCGACCTCGTACACCGCAATGACGGGGACCTCTATCGGACGCTGCGCTTATCGCGTCGTGACCGGACCGTCGGGATCCTATGGTGGGAGCTGGACGGGGGGAAGCACGAATTACGAGATATGGAACGCGGTTGTCGTGGCGCTGCAAGGGGCGGGGGGCGGTGGTCCGACCTTCACGCCTCGCGGCCTCTGGTTCACACGGTAGGGGGAGCGCATGGCACTCTGGGACTCGGCCGATCTGCTCGAGCGCTGCATTCGCGATGCGAAGCGACCCGCCTCCGACGCCTCGATGGCGCCGGCGGATTGGTACGCTTACCTGACCGCGGCCCAGCAGTTCTGGGTCTCGACGCTCGCCAGCATGGCGCCCGGTTCGCAGATGGGCGCGCCGGTGCAGCTCGTGAGCTCCGACGGTGGCTATACCTACGATTTCCCCTGGGTGGACGCCAACGATCAGAGCCTCGGCCGGGTGTTCCCCGTGGGGCAGGTCGAGATTCGGGCCACCCGCGGCGGCATGCTGCTGCTGCCGGGCGCCGAGTGGTCCGACTTCGGCGACTATGTGCCCGAGGGCGATCGGATCCGGATCCCTGGCGGCCGCTCGCGTGCCTTCCCCAGCGGCCCGTGGGCCCGGTACGTGACGATCCCCGAGGAGCTCGACGCCGCGCATGAGCCGGTGCTCAAGCCGCGGCACGCGCGCGCCCTGCTCGTGGCCCGCGCCTGCGCCAACTGGGCGCGACGGGGTGGCCAGACGGACCCGCAGCCCTACCTCGACCAGGAACATGAAGCCTGGTTCGGCAACCCGGACGCTGGCGTGCCGGGGCTGCTGGGCATGTTCAAGAGCCAGTACGCATTTCAGGGGAACGATGCGATCCCCGACAGCTTCGAGGCCGGCGTCGCCTGGTGGCGTGGGATGCGCACCGACTGATGTCCGGCGCCTTCGGTGGGGCCCGTTCGGGTCGTCGCGCCTACCCTCGCCCGCTCGAGTACGAAAGCGGGCCCTGGCGCGCCGTGCGCGATCACGTCGACCCGACGACGGCGCAGCCGGATCTGCTCAAGAGCGCGCGCAACATGCGGCCGGAGTCGCCGGAGATCGGCGGCGGGTGGATCTCGCGCCCAGGATTCGAGCCGGCCACCGAGGGGGCGGCGCTGGGGGACCTGAGCGGCCGGCAGCATCAGGGGATCGTCGAGTTCACGCGCTCGACCGGCGACGTGTATCGGGTGGTGGTGGTCTACGGCCATTTCTACACCTACGACTGGGCGACGGCCACGTTCACCGAGCAGAGCCTCGGCGGCCTGGTCATCGACCCCGACGCCCCGCACGTCTTTCTGGTGCCCTTCGCCGACTATCTGGTCGTGAGTGACGGGGTGAATCGGCCGATCGCGTGGAACGGGACCAGCTTCACCGAGATGACGGCGTGCCCGGTGCTCGCCGGCCAGCCTTGGGTGTACGTCGCGAAGCTCTTCGGCATCGACGCCAGCGACCCGCTCACGTTCGTCTGGTCGGAGGAGCGCGACCCCTTCACGGGCTACGACAGCGGCGGGTATAACAACGCCTGGCAGCTGAGCCAGACCGACACGAACCGCCTGCACGTGGGCATCGGCCTCAACGACGGGATGATCATCCTGCGGGCGCGCAGCGGGACCACGATCACCGGCGCGGTCAATCAGGAGTTCCAATCGACGGCCACGCGCGACGGCCTGAGCGAGACGATCGGCTCGACCTCGCCGGCGGCGGTGGTGGTCGCCGGGCGTAACGTGTTCTTCCTCGATGCCGACAAGCGGCCGCAGCTGCTGAGCATCGACGGCGGCCTGCGCGGGTCGATTCAGGGCGGGGCGCCACCCCTGTGGACCGACTGCCGGGAAGCGATCCGGAGCATTCCCGCGGCCGTCTCGACCAACGCGATCGCGCTCTACCATCAGGCGCTCGACGTGGTGCTCTTCGGCGTGCCGGGGCTGGGCGAGACGGTGCCGTCGTTCTTCCTGCAGTTCGATGCGATCACGGGCGACTACCTGGGCACGTGGACCGGCTTCACGGCCACGGCGGTGGGGATCTGG